TGATGTTGGTACCGCAAATGATTGGTTCGAATACAATGATAGACCAGTGATCTTCTGTGATATTGATGGAACGATTGTCAAGGCACAATCTAGGCTGAATTTGGAAAGTGCGTGTCCTGAGGTGCCTTTACATAATAATGTGAAAAGACTGTTGCAACTTCAAGAAGATGGCGCACAATTCATCTTCACTTCTGCTAGAGAAAATCAATATACATCACTGACAAGAGAAATGTTATATCGGTTAGGTTTCAAAAGTTTCACCTTGATTTGTGGTCTACAGAATTCTAGAAGAATCTTGATCAATGACTACAACAAGGCGAACCCATATCCTAGAGCTGAAGCCATCAACTTGTACAGAGACTCCGACAATCTAAGTGATTTTCTATGATACCAGATAAGAATTTGTTTATTGTCACATCATCACTTAAACCAGCCATTGGTGCATTTAATGATGAAGAAAGGTTTTCACAAACGGTTGCATCACTGAAGTCTATACGTAGAGTTTTACCTGATGCGATTATATTGTTTGTAGATGTTTCGGTTAGACCTGTTCAACAGATAGAAAAAGAAACTTTGGCTGGTTTATCAAATTATTATTTAGATTTATCAGAGGAACCAAATACCAAATACTGTGCAGTTAATGGTCTGAAGAGTCATGGTGAAAACTGTTTATTGTTTGCAACACTTGCAACAATTAAAAATGACTTAAAATTAAGTAAGATGCTCAGTTCCGTGAAAAGAATATTCAAGTTTTCTGCAAGGTCTGAACTTGAAGACAGTTTCGATATGAAAGATTATGATAACACATTTGGTAAGTTTGTATTCAAGAAAAGAATACCAACTTGGACAGGTGACATTAAGTTTGGTGCAGATCATCTATTAATCACCAGAATGTGGTCAATGTGCCCATCTTTAATAGACACTTATTTATCGGTTATTCAAAAGAATCTAGGAATGTTATCCAATGGTCTTGCTGATACAGAACATGCACATTATGTGAATATACCAAAAGACTATTTGGTCGAATTTGACAAAATACATTGCTGGGGTTGGCTGGCGGGAAATAGACAAATCGAATATTATTGAACTCTATATATCGAATCCAATATTTGACAAATTTGTTAAGGTGTGATACAATCCATTATAAATAAGTCCACGGGCAACCAAAGTGTGTTGCATTCAAAGGCATATCAATGAAATCTTTTAAGTCTTTTATCAGAGAACAGGTTGAACCTGAAGAAGAAGGTGCGAGCCGTCAGATTAAACATTTGACGCACGTTGAAGATCGCCCACTCCAAAAAGGAGAAAAGGGTGCAAAACATGCCATGAAATCTTTGATGGCTGCAGCTGAACACATCAAACAAGGTAAAAAGACTTCCGAACTAACAACAAAATATGATGGATCTCCTGCCATCGTTTATGGGCATCATCCAGAAAATGGTAAGTTTTTTGTTGCATCAAAGTCAGCCTTTAACAAAACACCTAAGGTCAACTATACTCCAGCTGACATTCTAAAGAACCACGGTCATGCACCAGGTCTTGTTTCCAAACTAAAAGAAGCACTCAAACACTTGCCCAAAGTTGCACCAAAAGAAGGTGTATATCAAGGTGACATGATGTTTTCGGCCGAAGATAAGAAGAAAAGTGGTGATGGCGGAACATCTTTCAATCCAAATCCTTCTGGTTTGACATACACCGCTCATGGTGTTCATAAGAAAGCTGTTGACAAGGCAAAAATTGGTGTTGTCACTCACCTGAAATACGAAGGCAAAGATGCAAAGAATTTAAATGCATCACATGAAGTTGATCACGAAAATTTTACAGGTCACTCAGATGTATTCTCGGTCGACCCAAGAATGGATACTGCAAAGGTTCATTTTAGTAAAGATCATCAAAAACAATTTGATAAACACATTAAGATGGCTCAGTCAGTTCACGATACACACGGTGATGACATGTATGCTGGCACCAGTGCTCACCACGGTGTCGGTGGCCACCTAGAAACATATATGAACCATACAGTTCGTACCGGTGAAGAACCTAATCACCAAAACTTCAAAAACTGGTTAGAAACCAGTAAAAACAAAGCTATTGATAAGTTAAAGACAGAGAAAAACAAGCAAACTAAACAATCAGAGCTGAAAGATGAACTAGGCAAGATTGAAAGAAATAAGAAACACTATAACAATCTATTCAAAATGCATGGGCATCTACAGGCTGCAAAGAATGTTTTGATTGATGTAATGAATCAACACCAAGAATTTCAACATAAACATGGTGGTGAGACTGCTAATCCAGAAGGGTATGTGTTCCACCACGGAAACGAATCCGATAAACTAGTCAATAGAGCAGAATTTTCCCGCAGAAACTTTGCTGGAATTAGAAACATATGAAAAAGTTTTTAGAAAAAATTAAAGAAGACGAACAGACGCATAGTCCTGTGGTGATGGCTTTTGGCCGTATGAATCCGCCGACAATTGGCCATGAGAAACTGGTTCAAAGAGTTAAAGATATAGCAAAAGACTATAATGCACCGCATCATGTGATCATTTCACACACAGTTGATGCAAAGAAGAATCCTTTAGAAGTTGCAAAAAAACTCAAACACGCAAAAAGATTCTTTCCAGATACAAACATATCCGCGTCTAGTAAAGAAAAGCCAACCTTCTTACAACATGCAGCTGCATTACATGCTGCAGGCCACGACCATTTAGTCATGGTTGCTGGTTCTGACCGCATTCCCGAATACGAAAGCAAACTACAACAGTATAACGGAGAAGGTCCAGGAAAATTATTCAATTTCAAGAAGATAGAAGTTAAATCTGCTGGCCACCGTGATCCAGATTCTGAAGGTGCAGAAGGAATGTCTGCATCTAAAATGAGAGATCATGCTGTGAATAACCGTTTCAATGACTACATTGATAAAGACGGCAAAAAGAAACCAGGTTTCAAAAGTGGTATTCCTTCTCATGTACCAGAAAATCACGCCAAAGAATTGTTCCGTGACGTTCGAAAAGGTCTTGGAATCAATGAAGATTTCAACAGAGGTCTATTTAAAGCAATTTTCGTGACAGGTGGACCAGGTTCTGGTAAAGATATCATCATCCGTGAAGCTATTGCTGAAAGTAAAGCTATTGAACTAAACTCGGTTCAGGCTTTCGATATTCTGATGGACAAACAAAAACTCTCAGAGAAGTCGAACGATGTTCGTAGAGAATCGATTAGAAATCGTGGTCCGTTGATCATTAATGGACCTGCTGACGATAATAAACTGTTGACAATCAAAGAAGAACTAGAAGAACTGGGTTATGAAACGTCTATGGTGTTTGTTGACACCACCAATGAAGCCAGTAAGAGTAGAAATGAAAAACTGGCAAAAATGATTGCCGAATCTGTGAGATATGATAAGTGGAAACAAGCGCAGGCCTGCAAGCTTTCATATTCTCAAACATTTCAGAATTTCATCAACTTCAATAACAGTTCCACATTAGAAGAAATTGAAGAGGATATTACTGACACCTACGAAAAAATAAATAGGTTCATTGAGAACAAAAATTACAATGAAATTGCGTTCTCTTGGTTAGAAAGCCGCGGTAAAATCAATATCGCAGAATCTTATGGTTTATTATTTAAGGAAGATGAAAATGTTAAGAAAAATTCTAGATTTTTTGAGAATTACAAGTCCAAGCGCAACGCCGGAAAAGCATCCACTGGATATCCAAAAATATCAGCCGGTGCAGGCTCCAGAGCCGCAGGTCCAGGAGATATCCCAGCCGACAATCGTGCAGGAGACCCCAACGCCGACAATATCAAGTGGGACGCCAACAAGCGAACCGGTAGTTACATCTTCCGAACCTACACCGAAGAAAACTCGCAGCAAAGCCGCAAAGACTACCCAGAACCACAAGAGACAAACTTCAGCAAAGACAAAGAAAAAATAAAGAAGAAGGGTCTAAGAGACTCTCCTACGGTTAGTCAGAGATTGAGAAACGTTACATCAATTGGACCAGAATTTGATACGCGAGGCCAGGGAACAGTTTATCCAATGTCTGGTCTAGGTGATGTGACGTATAGAGAAGAGACAAATTTTCATTCTTTCAGAAATAAAATGAAAGAATCTTTTATGGATCCAGGCGACAATGAGATGGGTGTTGCTGGTGTTTTGAATGGTGCAACAAACAAGGAACCAATTCAAAGTCCAAAAGACAATATTGGTATAACAATAGAAAAGAAAAAGAAAAAGAAATGAAATCATTCCTAGACTTTGCCAAAGAAAAAGAAAATGACGAACTGAAGAGACAGGTCGATCATTTTAAACAACTTTCGGATAAAAATAAAGAAAGTGCCGAGAATGCTTTAATGAAAGGTGATAGAGATGGTCATGCTCTATTCATGGCAAAAGTAAATCACTTTGACACTCAACACGAATTTTTAAAATCTAAAATGAATGAGAGTGTTGAACAGGTTGATGAAAATCATGTTGCTATCGCCATGGGTAAAGAAATGGACGATGAAGGTAGTATGATTATGAATCAACTGTATCAAATCGAGCGTTCAATTAAAATGTTACGCGATACAGTAAAAGATCCAGAAATGCAGATTCCTGCTTGGGTTCAATCTAAAGTTACTTTGGCCGCAGACTACATGGAAACTGTTGCTGGTTACATGTCAAGTAAAAACGAAAAGGTCAGTGAAGAAGTCGATCTTGATGAGGCATCACCCGCTTGGCAACGCAAAGAAGGCAAATCTGCATCTGGCGGTTTGAACCGTAAAGGTATCGCTTCATATCGTAAACAAAATCCAGGATCAAAGTTGTCGATGGCTGTCACAACAAAACCATCAAAACTAAAACCAGGTTCGAAAGCAGCAAACAGACGCAAGTCTTTCTGTGCAAGAATGTCGGGAATGAAGAAACGTTTGACTTCTGCTAAGACGGCAAAAGATCCAAACTCTAGAATAAATAAGTCACTACGCAAATGGAATTGCTAAAAGGAAAACAAAAATGATCAATATAAAAAAACAAGATCCTGTTGCTGATGTTGTCAAAGATATTTTACAACAAGAAGCATTAAAAGGCAATCAACACAAAATCGACAAGAACAAGAATAATAAGATCGATTCTCACGATTTTAAAATTCTGCGTGGTGAAAAGCCAGAAGTAAAAGAAGGCTGGGATGACATGCTCAAAGCCGGAAAAGAACGTGCCGAAAGAGAGAGACAAGAAATGGGCACCGGCAAGTTCAATAAACAAGAAGTGAAACCTGGTGTAGTAAGATACACAAAAAAACCAGAAAAATATGAACCAGCCGAAAAGACACAAAAAGAAGAAGTTGAACAGATTGATGAACTAAAGAAGTCAACTCTTGGTTCTTATGTTTCAAAAGCGTCACGTGATGCCACCATTCAACGTAAAATTGGTGCCGACTTCGAAACATTGGCAGACAAGTCTAGAAAACCTAGCATGAAAAAAGCAGCAACAACACTTTCTGACAAGTATAAAGCTAAAACATGGTCTCGCCTTGCTGGAGTTGACAAAGCTGTTGGTCGTTTGGCAAAAGAAGAAGTTGAACAAGTACAAGAACGCGAAATGACTTCTGGTGAGACAGCAGAGAGAGAACGTATTGTAAAAGGCATGAAAAAAGGTTTCTCTGGTTTCAGACAACGTTATGGCGATAAAGCAAAATCTGTCATGTATGCAACCGCAACCAAAAATGCCATGAAAGAAGAGGCACTGGAAGAAGGCAAACGTCCAGAAGGCGATACAGTTCCTTTTATTCAGAATGCAAATACATCTTCTTCACCAATGAAGAAAATCAAAGAAGTTGCTGGTGCAGCAATGAAGAAGATTTCTAAAGACTTAAAAACTAAGTAAAATGAATAAGACTGCATCTAAATTAAAAGAAATTGTTAAGAGAACTGTTGCCGAAAAACCATCTTTCGGCACAGATCCTATGGAACCATGGTCCGCAAAATACAATGTAACGGAAGATGCAGCTCTTGATAGATATCTTTTATCTAGAGGTTTGAATCCAAAATATGTGAACAAGGATCTAAAAGTTTCACATTCGAAGTCTAATGCATTCATAAATTGGAAAAATTCTCACTCTAATGAGATTCAAAGAGAATCAATGACAATGGCACATACGCCTACAGCGAAAAGACAACACCAATTAAAGAAGTCTGCACACTTTGGTAAAGAAGTTCGAACCAACGGCATTCATGGTTCAAAACTACATTCGGAAGCCGTTGATAAAAGAGATACTGTCACATTCGATATTCCATTTCTAATCAGAGTGTTGGAATATGCACGTGAAGATGCTAAGACAGACATGGACTTACATAAAGTTGTAACCAAGTTGATACAGATACGCAACAAAGGCGTTTTGACAATGAAGGATTACAATTTTGTTACCAGATTGAAAGAACACTTTGAAATCGATGGTATTATCACCGAACAAGAATGTAAGTGTTCAGACGAAAAGGAATGGAAAAAGAAAGCACAGGCTCGTTCTGAAATCTGGAGAAGAAAGCGTCTGAAGATTGATGAGGAAACACAATCAGTTCAAGAAGGTTTGGGTAGATTAATTGCTAAGATGATTAATAAATCAACTTCATCAAAAAAGACACCTTTGCCACAAAAAACGGATCGCCGTGAATTCGAAGTTCCAGGTCAAACAAATAAACCTGTACAAGAAGACAAATATCAAGATTCAATGGCTGCAACTCAGACTGTTGGATCAGAAGTTGATACCGATTCTGTACCAAAAAGAAAACGTGAAATGACAAAATCTGCAAGAATGATCAAGTCAATTTACAAAAAGAAACGTGTCAAGAATGTCAAAGAAGAATTATATGATCACGAAAAAGAAGATAAAGGTGCGAAATTTGGTGAAAAACCATTTGCTGCAGCTGTTCTCAAGGGCGGAAAAACAATGACTGGTACACAAAGAGACACCATCGAA